TTGCTCCTTGATAGTTAGCCCCTGCCGTTTCGAGCAGGATACTTGGAGGGTTAAAGGCCGAGGGGCGGCAAGTGTGCCCCTCGACCATTGAAAAGGAGGATAAGAATACTATGGTAAACGGCCCCCACGCGGTTTTAAGGCGCTAAGCCGATATACCTACGAGTACAGGCCAGGCTCCACCAGGTCTTTGACCAGCACCAGGCTATTGCGGTCTTCGGTTCCCAGGTTGGTATACAACCTCAAAAACTGATCCCACTCATCGTAGCCGGCACGTTGGTGGATTTGCTGGTCCAGGTTGCCCCAGCCGATCGGGGTCATCTCGAATTTCTCGATGGCGCCGTCCGGATGAAGGAATATCCGCCCCGGGGTTGCCAGCGGATCGATGACCATGCGGATGCTGCCGTCGCCGGCTGCAAACGTCAGCTCTTCGTAACCGCCTTTGAACGTGCCAGGTGAAAAGCGCACATCCGGAGCGAGTTGGTTAAAATATTTCCTGCGCTGACCCAGGCCCATTCTCATGACCCCAGGCTTTTTACCGGCGCGAACTCGCATGACATCCACGGCCTGCAGCAGCAGATCGAGGCTGAGCTCACGGTCAACGCCGGAGTTGCCCAGGATACCGGCTCTCCAGCGAGGATATGAGGCCACCGTGATGTCTTCGAACGAGGCCAAAAGCGTGCCGTCATCGAAGATACCGTCTAAGCCCGTGATCTCAACGGGGGTGTCGGTGGTGGCAAACGCGGCATCACGAGCACCGTAGCGCACCATTTGACTGGCGGCCGGGATCGTACCGGTGCCCACTGTATACGTGCGAGCGGCAACCAACGGGTGAAGGGCCTGAAAGTCAGTGCTGAGGGCCTCCATGGTAATGGTCTTGGTTACCGGGTTGATGGATTGAATGCGCTGCGCCACCACATTTTGGTCGACGGCGCCGGCACTGTTGTAGAAGTCAACGATCATTCCCTCGATCGCCCGCATGACGCCCAGGCTGTTGTCACAGACAACGTCATAGGCCGAGCCGGTAGCTGGGGTGGCAACCGCGGAATTGTAAGCAATCAGACCGAAGCCATCGCCCCAGGCCTGACGGTTCATGTCATTGACAAGTGCGGTGTAGATATCGTCGACGGCATCGGCCAGGCCATCGACAAAGGCCGCCGGATCGCTCTTGGCGGCTTCGATCATGGGACCGGTCAACCGGAGCGTACCGTAGATGTATCGCGGCAGCACCGTCGCATTGTCATACTTGCCCGCCAACGGCTGCGGCAACGGGCTTGATTCCGCCCGCGCCCCAATGCCCTGCGCCCGCGCATAGCGGATCGCAAACTTGTAGCCGAGCCCCCGCGGCGACCGGTTGCTTCGGGGAAACTGGTTATAGGTGAGCTGTTCATCGGCAAACTGATTGCTGATGCCCGAGCCGTAAACGGTTTTCAGCGTATCGCTGATGTTGGTAAGATCGTGGTAAGCACTCATGGAAAGACCCCTTATTTGTTAGCGTCGGCCAGGCGAGAGCGCATCGAGCAACTGCTTTTTTGCGATCTCTCTGGCATCGCGCAGGTTTTTAGGTTGGACCTCTCCAGTGTCAGACCCTGGTTCAACGCCCCTGCTCATCGGGGGCAGCTTCCCACCGGTTTTATCAGATTCCACCGTGCGCCGGCCGTTCTTCTCGTAGTCCTCAATGATCGAATCCTTGAGGGCCTGGTAATCCTTGGCCGCGGTGTGAATCAATTTGGTGATGCCTTTGCTGTCGGTAAGCTCGATGTCGTGGATGGGGTTGTTAACCCCTAAATACTTCTTCACGAATTTCGCCTCGGGTTTCGTAAGTCCTTCGAGGCCATCTACCGACTTGGACACATAGCTGTTGAAGTTATTAATGGCCTTGCGGTCTTCGGCCGCCTGGAGCCTTGCCTGCTCATCGAGCTGGCGCTCCTGGTCCCGCTTGTTGATCTCCCGCTCGAGCCTCTCGATGGTCTGCTCTGGAGTTTCGGTTTCACGCCGTTTGGATTCTTCTGCTCGCTGCCAGTCCGCTTTGATCTTGGCCAGGGCTTTCTTGTTGGCCAATAGCTCTTCGATATCTTCGGTCCCGAGTTTTTCTTTCAGACTCGATAGGTTTCCGATGAATTCATCGAGCTCCTCAGCTGAACCAAGCTGGTACTTGTCGAGCAGGTCAGTGATTTGTTCCTGGGTCTTTCCGGACCCTGAACTGTCTTGGGGTTTTGCATCTGCATCCTTGCTTGCGGCACTATCGTCAGCTGGTTTGCCATCTGCCGATGCGCCATCGCCGGTCTTGTCTGTGACATCCGCTGTGGTGTCGTCTACTACCTCTGTGCCCATTGTCACCTCCATTTGATTGACTCAAGCGTCACTGGGGTTGCCACGTTACGCTGGAGCCATGACGAAAAAAAGGGATCCTCAAGGCGAGCTCGCGGATCCCTTTTTATTCGTCGTTGGAACCGGCAGCCGCGGGCCAGGCGGGCCGGCAAGATTGTGAGTGTGTTTTTTTAGCCTCTAAACAGCTCTATGAATCCCATACTCATATTGTGGCATTTGCTTGCCAGGAAATTGTTTCGGGTCCATATAAACCTTTTTTGTCGGTTTATACAGGCCGACGATGACCTCTTTGAGACTGTGCTTGTCGAAGACCGGAACCTTGCGGCAGAATTTCGGCTCAACTCGCAAGATAACGCCAATCAAATACGCACGCTTCTCGTGAGAATATAAAAAGTTTTTGCGTCGGTTTATTTCAACCTTCACGCCGCAGCCTCTCGTTTTTCTTTGCAAATGGCTTTTTCAAACATCTCGAGGCGAAGTGTCGCGTTGCGGCAGGGCCGATCCGGCAGGCCGTACTCGCAGAACAGGCCCCATTTTTTAAAGCCGCGGCATTTATCCTGTTGATACATATTGCATACACATTGGGCAGTGAATCTTATCTCGCGCATTATCGCTACATCCCTGGCACCGCGCCCTGACCCTCCCCTGCCGATGGCGCGATATCTTGCGGTATGTTGGGTGGCTGCGTAGCCTCAGTCATGGCGGCTTGTGCTTGCGCAGCTCGCTGCTGCTCCTCGAGCATCTGCAACTCCATCATGCTTTTGTGCTCCTGGGCATGGCCAACCAAAATAGCCTTTGCCTCATCGCTTAAATTCCGGAACTCAGGGCTTAACAAAAACTTGCGATGCACCTCAAAGTGTACCATGTGATCGTCGAAAACAAAAAGCTCATCTTCGGAGAGCACCACCGGCTCGGCAACCGTGGGATCGGTCATTGCCATCTCTTGCACTTCTTCGGGCGGCAGACCGGCGGTGATTGGATTGGCGATCGACAAAAAAACGCCCGGGATGATAGGCACCTCCTGCTCGCCAATACGGGTATTGATCTTAACCATCTCAAAGCCGTCCTCTTCGGTGTTGGCCACCTTGGTGTTTTCCATCGAGGCCCGCTCCAGGTCAACGGAGGTTTTATCCCGGAATCCGGACAGCCCCATGCGCTTTAGCAGCTCGTCGCGGAACTCGGGCTCCAGCTCGCTTTGAGAGCTGAAAAAGCCGACCTTGACCAGCTCCAACATCATTTGCGTTTGCCCCACCCGGGTAGAGGCCAACCCGCTGGCCAGCTCCAGGCGCACATCGGTGTTGTCTCTCAGATCTGCCGATTTGAAGGCCCTGACCTCAACACCATGGCCGCGGCCGCTGACCTTGATCATGCGCTCATCGGTGTAAATATCGGAGGCCAATATGATGCGCTTGCGATATGTCCTTTTGTGGGACCGAAAAAACCTGGTGATATCGGGGAAGTGTCCTTGCTCGGCCGCATCTCTTAATATGTCGACCATGATGCCGGAGGCGTTTCCAGTTGGCGCATTGCCCCTGAGCACATTTTTGGGGTCGCCGGCGACATCCTGGATCGAGGCCCTGTGGATCGCTCGTTCCTCGAGCACTTGCTGTGGATACGGAGTGCCGGCCTCAATCGATGGTTTCTGCCCGCCACTGGTCAGTGGGTCATAGCGGATCACCAGCAGATGCTGGCCATCGGCGGTGCTGCGCTTTATCCTCGCCGAGGATCCCAAAAAGACAATCGGCCTGGCCAGAGATTTCCGGTTCATTTCCAGGTCGCGATCGATCTCGTTGATCGTGTTCTGCGGGCTGATTAAATCATCGACCGCGGAATCCGGCCAG